AGACACTTCAAATGATTTATTAGTATCAGCAAGTTTTATGAAGTAACTATTAAATGTTCTAGTTCTAGGATCAATATCATGAGTAGTGTTAATTTTTCTAAGAGAAACTTTATTAAACTGATATGTTGATACTAAATCATCTTTCTTATGATTTGACTTTAAACTAGAATCAATTCCCCTAGTTCCAATTGTAATTGATTTTGTTGCGGTAGCAAACCCTGTATAAGAAATAATTTCTTTTCCAATTTTTAAGTAACCAGTATTTGCTGTACTTACCTGTGACCCTTCAAAATTCTTAAAGACATCAATATCAGATACTGTAAATTCAGTTGTATCATCATTTATCGCATCTGCTAATAAAACAGGAGAAACATCACTCTGGAAATCTACAATTTTAACTTTGTTCTGTACAGAATGCATACCATGATTATTGTGATTAACCTTTAGTGTAAATCCATCCTTAATAGAATCATCGGGTGCAGCTGTAGGTGCACTAATCGCTAATGGTGCTCCACTGGAATTAAAGTGAGTCATTGCAATTCCAGTCTTAATTGGTCTGGACATATTATCTACTACAAGCAAATTAGTTGTAGTAACAATTCCAACAATCGCCTTTGCAGCACTTCCACTATTTCCTATAGTATTTGCAACAATCAAATCTCCAACTCCAAATCCATCACCACCATCTGTAACATTAATTTGAGTAATATCTCCACCACCTACAGTTACAGTAGCAGTTATAGTATTACCAAATCCAGTAAGAGCAGTAAATCCTACACCTGTATATGTTCCATTCGTTAGTCCTATTCCAGAAGTAGCAGCATAAGAAATCGAAGTTGATCCGATATGCACTGGTCCACCAGCAGCAAATATTCTCCCTGTATCTACAATTCCACCATTAACTTGATCAAGTCTATCACCTGATGTAAATGATCTAGTTGTAGTAGCAATCGAAACTAACTGTGTTTGTGAGAATGATTCGACTGGATTCTCTCTCAACAATTTACCTAGAGGTAAATCTGTATTTTGAATAAGAACTGATCCTGATGAATTAGTTACAAACTTCGCTTTATTTAATTTAAATTTTAAATCTTCAAACTGACTTGGTGTCCAAGTTGTCGCATTCTGAGACTTAAATAATGATCCTAATGTTGGTTGCTTATCATTTAATGTCTTCGTTAATAAATCAACCTCTCCCATTCTACTGATAAAGACGTTGTACGCTGTTGTATTTGCTTTTAATACTAAAGCATACTCATAGTCAGATTGTAAGTATACAGGCGATTTAAACGTAAATTTAGTGCCAACACTACTATCTTCAGAAACAGAAATATCAGCAGGATCTATATCAACCTCTCCAAATGGAACAATTGTTGATGTTGGAGTTCCATTTTGCATAGTTCTTATCTGAACTGTTACTGGAAGTTCATCATCTTTTGTTCTAAAATAAACTTCTCCACTTGTTATGAATATACCATCACTTGATATGATAGTTCCATCTGATTGTTTTCTTGTTCTTGGAACTTCAAATGATTGTGCTAATGGATCTCTTCTTACTCTTCTTGTGTCAACTGTTACAACATCTTCAAGTAACTCTTGAGTGACTCTTGTTACTGGTTGTTCATCAATTTGTATTCTTTCAACTTCAGCAGTTTTAAATGAAAGTATTTGCTCTTGTGTTGTCTGACTAAATCCAGTTGCATTATAAACTGTTTCCGCAGATACCTCTCCTGGATTTAAAACTATATCATTAGTTGGACTAGAAGTCAATTTAATTGTATTCTGACCAGTAGTAAACTTAGGATTACTTGCAATCTTAGGATCTGGTATATGTAAGGAGAATATTAAATTACCACCTGCATCACTAATCAATTGAATGCTACTTACTTCCGCTTCAGCAGTTCCTGTGCTATTAACAAGAACCATTCCTGGAGTAACACGACCTATTCTATCTGGTTTTACAAAATCTGCTAAATCAGCAGTATCGACATTTAAAGTAGTACTTGTGCTAGAATATGCAGAAGTTAATGATACTCCACCATATGGTTCAGTTGAAAACGTTTTTGTTGGAGAATTGAAAGGTCCAAATTTATGATTTGCCTGTGCTGCTCTAAATTTAATTTCTGGTTGACCTAAAACCTGTATTGCTGTTCCAGACTCAACTATGTCACCAACAGCGAATGATCCTCTAACCATTGTAACTGGTAGAAGTTTAGGTACACAGAATCCTGTAAGATTTACATTTTCCATGAAAACATAATATCTTGTATTTGGTTTTAACTTTTTACCAACAACTTCAATATTTCTTGATCTGCAATTGTATAAGACATCAATATCAACTATCTTATCACCAAGACTAATATTTTCATTACCTGCTGTCAATTCTAAACCAGTAGTTGTTTCAGTGCCTCGATTAGCAACAGTTTGAAGAATATCTTGAGTTGTTTCTGTTGTTATTTCCCAAGTTCTTCCACCAATATGAGTATCAGTTTGTCCTGTAACTCTAGAGTTAAATATCTCTTCCTGTAAAACCTCTCTTCCTGTCCATGTAGTTTCAGATGCATTCCAGAAACTTGATGCCATTCCACCATTTTCACCTTCTACACCTAATAAATCTGCAATACCATTATAAACAGAATCAATTCTAACCATATCTGGTGTTTCAAGATTTACTTCTTCAATCCAGAAATCAGTTGCTGGATTTAATTCAATAGATCCAACATAATCAGTAACTAAGAATGGGTTTAAGTTTTCTAGTCTTGTTGCATCAGGTTGATCTATAAATTCTACCTCATCAAATTTTAAAGTTAGTACAGAACCATTTCTAGTTACATTAGGAGAAGCAAAATCATCTATAATCGAATAATCTACAGTAGTTGGAGATGATTCAGAAGATTTAGTTTCAAATCCTAGTGCTGCGTTTCTTTCAGTCGATCTAGGTCTCATTTCTCCTTTGGATAAATCAATATCAAAATTGGATTCACCCGTTAAGTTATGAGAAGCATGATTTCTAAAATTATCAACAAAGAAACCTGATTTAAACTTATCTAATCCTGTATTTGGATCTTTAATTGCTAAATTATTCGTATCTGTTTCCAGTAAATTTAATGTTGTATATTCTTCAAGACTTCTAATTCTATTTTCAAGACTACCAATATCCTTCATGGTAAATCTCTTATGTGGAATTAATCTAACTTGAGAATTTAAGGTAGCGTTCACCGTATATGGTGACATTGAAATCATTGCAACTTCAAATGCCTCATCATTTGGTAAAGGTGGTTTCGGAAATTCTGATGGTTCACCTTTCTTTAATTCAAATATACCATTTTTTGTTAAGTATAGTCTATCAATTCTTCCAATGTAGTAGTTATAGTCAACTCTTATGTTTTTATTGGATACTAAAGTCTCTGATGAAGTATTAGTAAACGATCTACTTAAAAATGAGAATGGAGAAATAGTAGATGATGTATTATATGCAACCACTCTTGGACGATAATCAATATAATCTGAAGATCTAGTCGCTCCTATTAATGGAATCTCTTTTGAAAAATCTAAACCATCATAACTGTTTACTGTTTCAATTGATCCACTAGATTCATCATTTACAAAATTATCAAATATAATTTTAAGTTTTCTTGTTGGTGCAGAAACATCTTTCTTTCTAACAATTCTACCATAATCTACATATTCTAATCTTTGTCCATTATCAACAGTATAACTTGATAGTAAATTTCTATCTCCAGTTATAATAGAATTGATTTGTGCTATGATACCAGAATCTCTTAGTGTAACATTCTCACCGATTTCAAATACTTTATCATTTTCATATACAAAATCAGCTTGCTGTCCACCAGGAACTAAAACAACACGACCTACTGCACCAGAATTTTCACCAACAAACTGTTCACCAACAACAACATTATTAGTAAATGTAGCAGTTTGAGATGAAACTGTTATTCTTGGTAATTGTGGATCATTGCTATCATTCGATTCAAATACTGCTAATACTCTGTGTATGTCAGGAACATTCAATGATATCTCTTCATCTTGAACTCTAGTTCCGTATACCCCATTAAATACTAAACCATCATTAAATGATGTTGTTGTAGTACCTGCACCAGCACCAGCAAACTTAGACCTATTGATAACGATACTGTTGCATCTATTAATTGTTTTGTCTTTAGATGTAAGTTTGTTTCTCTTACATAATGCAGTTAAAGTTGCATTACCAGTTTTCGATAATCCTGTTATTGTAAAAGTTGTATTTGCTGCATTAAATGAAGTTTGTGCAAGTCTTATAATCTCTCTTTGTCCATCTGCCCACTGTAATGTATAATCAGTTTCTGTAAAAGGTTCAAATGATAAGTCATTATCTCCAAGGTCTGATAGATTAAAAGTAAATGTTCTAGGGTTTCCAGTTACTGTTATATTTTTAGTTATCTGTTTTCTAACAAAATAATCACTCTTTAATAAGTTGATTGAAGACACATAATTATTTTGTATTGGTATTAAATATCCAGGAAAATTACCCTCTCTTAATTCTGGAACTACAACACTGGGACTATTAGGACTACCTGCAGTAACTGCACCGTTAGATACTCCAGCAACTGAAGTTGTTGCAAATAAAGTAACACTACCTTTTGCAACTGCAGAAACTCTGTTAAAAAATGGTAAAGTTTGACCAGAAATAACATATGATATGATATCACCAACTTTAACCAAAGTTCTAAAGTCAGCAACACCACCACAAGTCATTGTACCAGTTTGATTTAATCCAGAACCACTTATTGATCCAATACTAAATTCGTCACCTGCGTTGAATGGTTTAATTTGTCCGCTTAATTCTGTATTTGCTCTGAATGAAGAATTTGATGTTGCATCATATGAGAATACCGATTTAACATCAGAAAATTCAAAATCTGTAGATACACCAACATTTCTACCAACATTAACACCATTTATTTCAAGTGGTTCATTAACTTGAAAATCACCTTTTGTATTATAAAGCATTAAATTTGATCCGTTGGATACTGCAGACTTCAAAAATCCTGTAGAACCACTAAATTGACCTTTAACATAGGAATCTTTAGCAGCAGTAAGATTTAAACCAACTGTTATTTCAGTAAATGTCTGAATATCATATAATCTAAGATCATACTTATCTGTTGATACACCTACATTAAATTTTTGATTAAAGTCATACGCTCTTGCATAACCTATATTTTTAGCAGTGGTTGGAACAGTTGTTCCAGTACCAGCACCTGATAATCTTCTATCATATAAATCTACTCGATAACCACCTTTGAATCCAATTGTTGGAACACCACCTACAGTGTCTATAGTTACAACATTCCCTACATTTACTGGTAAGAACTGTGTCTCCTTCTTACGGGTCGTTCTTGGTTTTAATGAGTCAAGAGCAGTAGTACCAATTTTATCGATCTCATAACCCCTTACATATGCCTTTCCTGGGGAAACTTGAATAGTGTAGATATCATCTGATGGAGTATTACCATTTTGTGTTACTTCGTTTTCAAAGTATAAACCTCTGTTAGATATTCTATCATTTAATGATTCTCGAATATCAATATTAAATGGTTTTGTGTAATAATCTCCTGATTCATCATATGTTCTTCTTGCTAACTCTCTTTCAAATATATTTAAATCCGTAGTATTGACAATATCTTCTATAACTCCATCTTTTACTCTTATCAATTGTATGAAATTTTCATCACTTGAATCATTAAGTGCTTTCTTTACTAAAGTTGTTGATATCTTGAATCTATCAGCACCAGGAGCAGATTCATTTGCAAAACCAACAGCATTATCAAATAAATCAGAGTTTACCTTTGATGCACTTACTATTTCTTCTTTTATTGATAATCCAACTTTGTATGAAGGAGAATTTGTATATTGATCTAAAATCACTGTAGATTTTGGAACATTTACAAAATAACCACGTATAAAATATACACCCTCTGCTACTGATGCTGAAGATCCAGTTGCAGTTGCATTTGTATCAATACATTTAGCAAAGGTTGAATTTGCTTCAATATTTGATAATGAAAAATTAATGTCTGAAAGAGTAATTAAATTTTCACCATCAGCAAATTTATTTTGTTCACCATTAGTTCCGTTAGAAACATATTTTACATAAATTGTATCTACACTATCTGTAGATTCTGTCTCTGTAAGTCTATCAACAACAATCGCAGTTACACCAGATGTTTCTCCTTTTATTTTAATTCCACCGTCTGCTAATACTTTTGTATATTCTTTTACTGGTATATTTAAAAAGAATGGATCTAATTTTACCGCAAAATATGACTCATCAAAAGTTATACCACCAGGTATAACCATAGAACCCTCTTTAAAGAAATATTGCCCAAATTTTTCTATCTGATTCTGTAAAATAGATTGTAGTGTAGTTAATTCTCTGGATTGAACAGGAAATCCAGGTTTAAACAGCACCTTCTTATAATTTTTACTTTCGGAAAAATCATCAAAGTATGGGGAAACATTTAAGTTAGTGTTCTGTGTCATTTCTTTAGAATTCTACTACGATTTTTACTTCTTCCTTTTGTGAGGATGACCTAGTGATAGGTGCTCTATTATCAATGTAAATTACTTCTCCTGAATGCCTGTTAAAATCAGGATTTGCAACACCATCATTAAAAGTTTGACCAAGTTCTATAATTTTTGAACCAGTTGTTATTTTGTTCTGATTATCAAAAGTATCATCTACAATTAAAGTTGGACCAGAAAAATTAGAGTCACTACAATTTATAGAAGTTGCGATACCTGAAAAATTTAAAAGTTTACTTCCAGCAACTGCTAAAGTAGATAAACCAACAGGTTGATAGTATCTTAGTATGCCAGTGTCCTTATTCCATGATGCAACATAACCAACAGCAGTTGATCCAACACCAACTGTTTGAGTTATTTGAGCATTGATTGGATAATTAGTGCCACTAGTAGTTGTTGCTGCACCAGTTGCTCTTAGTTTTAAAGCACCAAGAGCAGTTGCAGTCGCTGTATCAAGTGGTTCTACTGCACTGTTAAATTGAACTGGATTCTTGATTAAACCAACACGGGCAAAATCATTACCAGTTACATAATCGGGATCAGCATCATACTTAGAATAAACCATAACTCGATTTCCACCAAGTTCCCTATACACATCAGCACCATGTCCGTCTTGAGGTGGTATAATCACCTCAAAGGTTGCTCCAGATCCAGCAGATAGATTTGATAGTAATGAAGGTTCAAAGCGAATGAACGCCTTTGTGTACCCAGTTCCACCATTTGTTACGGTGATTGTATCAACCTCACCACCATTAAGTGTTACAGAAACAAATCCTCCTGAACCATCTCCAAAAATAGGAACACTTGTAACTGTTCCTGTAGTAGAACCACCAGTTATCTGATATGCAGATCCCCTTGCAGTAATTAAAACAGTTTCTATTTTTCCTTTAACCGATGCATTTTTAACAGTTGATGTTGCAGTATCACCCCATTTTTCTGGTAAAGGTATATAACTATCAGTTGCAAACTTAACAACATCTGAGGGAGATATAGTGTATAAGTACTTCCAAAGATAACCATCCGACCCTGTTCCTGCTGCTTGTGGAGTCACATCAACAAAATTAGGTTCTGCTAATGATTTTTGTCCTTTTGGAAATTCAGGATTAGCACCGTTGTTTAAACAAGCATATACTTTAAATTCAGAGTTTACAATAAAAAATTTTGATCCATATAATGTAGTGGATGAACTTTGTGGAGATTTGTTGTTTATATCATAATCATTTTTGTACATATCATATGTTATACCCAATTCCCAATTATATCTTCGTATAACTCTTCTAACATCAGATGCAGTAACCCTTTTTAAAAAAAGCATACTATCATGATATAAATTTTCTTCTTTAAATGAATCTCTTGGTGCAGGAGTTCCATTAGTAGTTCCCCAATTAGTATCACCATAATCCCCAATAGAAACGTTAGTAGGGTTTGGATGACCTAAAAATGTATAGTAATAATTTGTCGTAGTACCAATTCCAGTAAAACTTTGAGCAAAAGTTTCAGCATTTAATATTCTAAATTGGTCCGTGATTATGGCTGGCATTGCTATTGTTTTTTGATTATTTATACCATAATGAAGAGTGTTAGTACTCAGTCTTCAATTTGACTATTCTAGACACATGTGCTGATGTCTTTATACCCACTGTTCCTTGTTGATTAAAGAAAGTAAATGCGTGAGAATTGGGTGTTCTTGAAACCTCAATTGATCCCCAACTGTAATTACCAAGTTCAGTAACATGGTTTACTGTGCTGGTGTTTATTCCTGCTACACTATTTACATTTGAAAATACTCTGAGTATTGATGATCCAATAGAAACATGATGATGAGCGTAGAACACATTATCTATAAAGGCAGTTCCAATTGCAACAGTAGTTCCTGCAGTTGCACCAACTGATGTAACTCCAGTTCCAACAACAGAATTTTTAATTACAAAGAAGTCACCAGTTGTAATACCAGATCTTCCCTTACCAGTGTCTCCAATAATATTAGGATCTGGTTTCAAATCAAATATGATACATTTTTTAGATCCCATATTCAATCCAGTGTTACTTACCGCAACACCTACTATGTTTCCATAATCACCATTAAATGTAACATTTTTAATATCCTCAACAACTGCTGTTGTGCCTGAACCAACTATTCTTATGTTATTTCGGGTTTGACCTTGATCATCAATCTTCTGGAATATTGGATAAGTATTTTCAACGTATATCTTTGTAGCACTGCTAGTAACTGATTGAATAATGTTAGTAGATGGGAAGAATTGGGATTGTAGGTAGTTTCTACACTTATCAATCTTTGCTCCATCAATAATAACATCCTCAGTTTGTTTCTTCCAGTCAACTGGTCTTTTTATTGTATTGTCTGTAACAATTCCTACACCAGAATAGATCTGAGTTTCAACTGTATCAGCAGAAATTAATTGGTATACAAGTCTTGGATCTTGACCAATTGTATCCTCATATTTTTGTAATTGTAAAGTATCGCCCTGTTTTATAGTTTGATCCACATCAATCTGAACAAAATCATTATCAGAACCTGTATAAAAATAAACTCTACAGGTACTACCTGCTTTTGGTGCTTCTAAAAACTCTAGTCTTGTACCACCTGTAAATACGTAATCCGTATTAGGTCTCTGTAAAACATCATTAATGAATATAAACAAGTTATTTGGAAGAATTACACCAGAACCATCTCTTGCAACAATACTATAAAATTCTTTTCCTGAATCTGTAGTTCTTGTGAATAGGAAGGATTTTCTAAATCCATTGAATAAATTACTAAAATCATCCAATTCAATCAATTGTCCAAATGTCCATCCAGAGAATTTATCTTGGAACTTACTATTTACAGTGACTGTGAATGGTAAAGTTGAAACACCTGGATTGTATTCTAATTGATCTAAAGTTAAAACATCTCCAATACTATATCCTATTCCTCGTTTAGTTATCTCAAATGATATCACACTACCTCCAGTTCCAACAACAACGTCCATTGCTGCACCAGATCCAGTTCCTCCAGTTAAAGGTAAATCTTTATATGGTCTTGGTGGATCGATAACAAGTTTAAGTTTTCCATCAGTGGCAGTATAACCAGTTCCAGCATTAGATACTGTTAATGCTGTTACAATTCCTGCAGTTATAGAAGCAGTTACTGCTGCATTAGACCCTTGTGTTGATGCGATTGAAACTCTAGGAACCTCAAGATACCCACCACCGCCAGTTGTAATACCAACTGCAGATATTGTTCCTGTAGCAGAAACCGTCAAAGTTCCTGTTGCTGCATAAGGTGTTTGGAAATTCTTTCCAGCAGTAGCACTAAATTGATCTATTCTACCACCTCTAGGTGTTTTACTATTGTCAGTGGCAACGGAATCTCCATCAGAATCGAAAGCACCAGTAAATATAATCGTCTGTCCAACTCCAGTTATTCTGTAATCTGACCTGACAACAGATCCGACATCACTATAAAATGGTTTTTGGAATATGTTATTAATTAATACTGCACCAAATGATGTGTTTATACCTTGAATACCAGTTACTGTCGCTCCATTACTTGTTAGGTTAAATGTTCTTCCAATACCATTAAAACTTTCTGATATATCATCTAAAACATAATTATTATCATAATTCAATCTAAATAACGCTCTACCAGTAAATGTTGAGTTAGTTGTGAGAGTTCCTATTCCAGTTGGTCCGTAAGGTGCATCTGAAAAATGAATAATTCCTTTCTGTATTCTGTAATCACCAGATACTGCTGTTATTGCAGCACCAACTGTATGAGCAGCAGCAACAGTTCCCATTACACCCCTAATTACATTTAATGAGTTTGTCGAACCTATTCCAACTAAATCTACTTTCATAATCTCATCATTTATTTTAATTAAATCTTTTCCTTTTAAATCTGATATATCATGTAAGAAAACTCTATTAGTGCTTATAGCAACTTGAGAAGATAATGTTAGAGGTAATATCTTTCTAGCAAGGGGACTTTGGATAACATTATCGATACTTATGAAACTTCTATTAGTTGCCACCTCAGTGTGAACTTCTAATGTATGATTAGTTCCTACACCACTTAAATTTGTGAACGTAACTGCAGTTCCAGCAGCAGCATTACTTGTACTAATAGCAACTTTAATTTTATCTTTAGTAATCCTGATTGGGAAAACGTTTGAAGGTAAAATATTAGTATTTCCTATTCCTGGAACAGAAGTTGTAACAATACCGATTGAAGTATTACCAACACCAGAGTAAATTAATCTTTCTCCAGTATGAAACTCATGATCAACAATATCAATTTCTTGTCCACTAACATCGCTTGCTGGATTAAATGATTTAATGAATAATGTCTCTCCACCTGATAGTAAAGTAAAAGTACTCAATCCAATTATATTACCCCCAGTGGTTGTTGATATACCAGTAAACTGAGAACTTATATCATCAATCATCAAAACCTTATTAGTTACAGATTCATTATAGTCTGTTATAATTGAAGATTCAAACGACATAATCTTTGATAGATTTCTGCTATTAGTATCTTCTGTGGCAAAGTCATATTGACTAATTCTATGAACCGATGCTTCATTTTCAACATTTAAGGATAACTCAACTGTAGTATTAGCAGTTATTATACCAACAGTATTATCTTGATTTAATAATTGATAATCAGAAAAATTCTTATAACCAGAGACATGTGCTAAACTATCAATAGGTTCTTTCCATGATTGATAGGGTACTTCACCTTTTACTGAGTATGAAAATCTTTGATAGTAATCATTATCATGTATTCTTTGAGTATTGAAATTTAATTTACCTTTATCATTCGCCCAATCAATATTTTTATTGACGGAACCAGAAACTTCTAAATCAAAGTTGAATTCAAATATATCTTCAATAGTTGCTTTTGAACTATCTACAGAACCTAAGATTTGTTGTTCTTTTACAAATGATCCATTTACATCTTCTAATTTTAATAGTAATGAATTTTCATCCCAACCTTCCTCAACAACAACACCACTTGCATTTCCTTGAGTTACTGTTTCTCCCTCTAAGAATTTAACCTTTTTAAACTGTGGATCTAATGAAGCAAGATCGTCTTTTTTGATTACTCTACCAAAAGCGTTATTGATATCATAAGTTCCACCAGTTGTTCCAAGTCCAACTATAGAGTAACTTACTGATTCGGTTCCAGCAATTGTATTAATACCACTAACAATAAAGTTTTTAAATTCATAATCAGAAGAATTATATCCACCACCCTCAGTGAATTCACTATTATCTTCAAGTGTTTTAACATTTTCTACAAATATTTCATCTCCAACAGCAAATGGGAAACCCCCAGTTGGGAATCCAACGATTGGTGCTCTTAAGAATAATGTATTTGTCTGTGATCCAGTAACAACTGCAGAATTTGCATTAATCACACCAACACCATTTGAATTAACGGTAGGTATAAGTTGTAAATTATCATCAAAACCACTATCATTTGTTACGATTGATATAGTTTCTACGGAACCCCCAACTAAAGTTGTTTTAGTTGATATATTTGGTTGACCTATTGCAATCACTGTAGGTGGTGAAGTATAATCTTGTCCACCAGTTGTTATTCCAATACTCTTCAAAGTAAATGCATTTTTTAATTTTAATATTGTATATGAATCTGCTCTTGGTACTAAAGTTTTATTATTTGTAAATTCTAGACCTTGATCAGAGATGGTTACTGAACGTATTTGTCCAATGTCTTCAGATTCAACAGATAATATTCCATTAATACCTGTGGTGGTTCCTATTGAAGTAATAGTTGGAAGATTATCAAGTGAATTTCCAATATTAATTATCTCAATAGAATTAATTCCACCCTGTATGCCAGTAGATTCGGAGGTATAAAAAGCAGTGCTGAATCCAGTTGAATCGTACAAAGTTGTTTCTGCTATTCCAGGCATAGTAAAGGATATGGTTGTACTTCCAACTCCAGTTACTCTATGTTCTTTATTAAATTTACTTTCTACAAAAGATATTTTAGGTTGCTTGTCAGTTTCAGTATAAACTGAAGATGGGAATGTATTTGTATAATTATTGTCAACACCCTCAAGTCTATAAAATAGTTCAGGTAAATTTTTAGTATCAGTGATCGATATTTTAGTATCTACATTTGAATCGCCAAAAGAACCAGAAGTAGTAATACCAGTTGAATTAAATTTAGATTTAAATTCTCTATCTCTATAGAAATTTAAGATATATCCATTCAAACTTGGATGAGATACTCCGATTGATACTGTATTTCCTTTCTGAATTTCTAATGGAGGATTAACTTTAGATAATTCATGAACACCTGCACCATTATCAGTAAATATTATATTTTCATATGGAAATGCCTTAGTAGATCCATAAAAACTATCTGCTAATCTTATGGTATTTTTATCTATTCTAATAACATGATAAACATTATTATTAACTAATGGGTCTAATAGATCTGAAGCATTTGAACCAACATATATTACTGAATCACCACTTTTAAAATTATGATTTGGAATTGTTATAGTAGATACTGTTGCACCCACTCCAACAACAGATGGTGAAAATGTGACTGGATCAGCAACTAATCTGTTTGCTACTGGATTATACTTGAATATAAATTCTTGAGTTTTATTTGAAGAAATATTTAATTTAAAATCATCTCCTACAACTAATAAATGTTGATCATCTACAGTCAGAGTACCAGCAGTCTTGATTGCCTTTCCAATCACATCATCGGTTATTTTTTCAATTCTATGATTACTACCAGTGCTTTGATCAGTAAAGAAAATTAAATCTGTGGTAAATCCTACTATATTTGTAGTTGATAATCCAATAGAGTCATTATTAAATTTTACACATATTAAAGGTTCAATAGTACTTAAATCAAATGGATTTGCTAAACTAGCATCCAAACTTGATCTTACAACACCACCATCAAATGAAGTTACTTTTAATTTATCACCAGTTTTAAATTTATGTCCAGGAAGACGAATAGAATTGGGATTTGTTGAATCTATCGTGGCAGTGCTTGTAAATCCAGTAACTATATTATTAGCAGTGCTACCAACACCAACAGATCTATTATATGCAATACCATCAATTGTAATAAATGAAGCATCAAAAAATTCAACTTCTTTTGGTTCTATATTTTTATTTTCTAATTTTTCTTCAACATTAAAAGTAAATTCTTGTGGTAATTTGTTAACTTCAGAATCAACATTATGTGCACTTTCTACACCATTATGTTTCCTAACAACATTGTACTTATTATTTAAAAAATCGACAGTGGTTATTAAAATCTCTTCATTTCCAATTTTTATAATATCATCCGATTTAAATTTTCTAGATGAAGTGGGTTCTTGTAATCTCAAAGAAGTATTAATTCCAGTTGCAGCAGTATTTCCCAGAGCAACTGTTAGAGTCGTCTTAGAAGTGACGACACCAACAGGTCTAAATCCCTCTATGTTCTTATAAACAGATGATGATATACCAGATATCTCAACAAGTTCAGAATCCTTGTAATTATGAGGAACAGTTGTAAATGCTGTAACTTTTCTATCTTTGAATGTAAATGTAACATTATCTTCAGTTACTTCCGTAGTTCCAACAGAAACTACAGTTTTTCCAAGAACATCTTTAATTTTAGCACTAGCAGCACCTGATTCAAAATTGATTAATTCATTAACTTTATAATTATCTCCAGATTCTAAAACTTTAACAGTTGTTATACCTGACTTAGTTATAGAATCAACATTAAGTACAACTTTTGAATCGGTAGCAGTTTCTAAGAATGGATAATTTCTAAATTCTTCTTTAATGCCTAAAGGTGTTATATTTCTTTTATATAAACCACTATTTAAAGTTAAATCATCCTGTTTATTAAAAATACTATAATTGAATGGATCAGTGGCATCTTTATGATTAAATGTAATATATGGGAAAGTTGGAAGTTTAGTTGTATTATCTACTGTAGCAAAATATGCATAAGTTCCATTTGGAAAATCTTGATTGACAATAAATCTACCATTATGTTGATCCAAGTCACCATCACCTTTATAAATGTAATCCTCTATAAGTTTTCCTTGAGCAAAACCAGATGGTCTCAAATCTGAACTAATTTGAGGACTAATAAGTTTATAACTTGATTTTAACCTCTTCAATCCACCTGCTCCTGAAGAATCTGGAATTGGTTTTGCATTACCTATAGATCCATAAATTGGATTCCCATCATATGCCCAACCTAAAATTTTAGAATGTGCAGATCCATTATCACCAGGATTTAATTCCTGTAAAGTGTTTACATCTAAATTATCATTTAATAATTCTCTAATTTTTTTGGGAGGGTAGAATGAACATATTTTATTACCTTTTGCTTTAGTTTCTGATTTTATTTGAACTGTATCTCTATATGTGTCTCTATTAGTTCCTGATAATAACCAATCATATCTTTCCACATTATTTAATTCCCACCTATGTAATTCAGATCCTAAGATACATCCAGAACCGAATGGAACTACAGTAAGAATAGTTTCTCCAGTAACTGCTGAATAACCTTTTCCTTTGTTTAATATTTGTATAGAAGTTATCGCACCACCAGAAACACTTGCTCTTAATTTAGCAAATTTTCCAGAACCACTAACTACAATTTCAGGTGCAGTTGAATAATTTGTCCCACCTTCAACTATAACCACATCACTGATTTCACCATTCGCATTAATTACAGGTGATAGTTCAGCGTTTTTACCAGTTTCTACAATTATTGTAGGATTTCGTACAAAGTTAACAATATTTGTTACACCATACCCAACACCTCCAGTCTGCATGAAAACATTAGATATTTTACCTTTTACGATTGGATCTGCTGTTGCAGTGTAATATGATGGAGTAACACTGCTACCTGATCCTGTTGATCCACTAATTGTAACTATAATGTCTGGATAATCAAAAGTATGATTACCAGCACCTAAACTTGTTATATCAATATAAACTTTATTATTGTAGTCTGTTTTATTTGCACTTAATTTAAATTTATTATCATTTACGACTGTTACAATGTAATTCGTGGAATTTGATAAACCACCTATAGCAGTATTTGATGTTGTATACTTTACTTCATCATTATTTTTAAAATTATGATTTTTAGCATAAATGCAGTTATCAAAAGTGCTAATACCAACAAAAGTTTTAAATATATCTTCTTGTTTTTCTGGTGGATACTTTGTACTTGTTATAGTAACGTTATTACTTTTAAATCCATCACCACCATCAACTACAGCAATCTTTGCAACTCTTCTTCTATCTCTTCTTGCAGTAAATGTATGAGTATTATTACCAAATGCTAAAAAGTCAATAGTATTAATTCCTGCACGGGCATTTTCTTCTGATGTATGAATTTTAAACGCTTTAGGGTCTCCAGGAAAATGAGATATAAAGTAAGTACCTCCACTTGATAACCTGTTAGTTGAAAATCCAATATTTGTTGAACCAACACCAATAGGAGTTCCACCTGCATTGTAAATAACTTCTTCACCATTCAAAAATCTGTGATCATCATCTAATGTAATTTTATCATTTGTTAAATCAACTTTAAAATCATTAAATGATACAGAATGCTTAAATGACTCCATTCTGACGGTTGTTTTTGCTCCTTTCCCATCACCACCACTTATTGTTACTGATGGAGTCCCTATGTAATCAAAACCTTTGTTTGTTAAAATAATTTCTTGTACTTGACCATCATCAACATGAACATTTGCTACTGCAGAACTTCCAAAAGAATCTGCAATAGAAACATTAGGTGGATTTATAGCACTATACCCATTTCCTTTATCTAAAACTACAATATTATCAATTTGACCATAAAATACTGAATCATCAGATATTGGAGAGTGATATTCAATTCCATTTAAACTTAATCCTATTGGACCTGAAATATTTTGATTTCCTTGACTATTTTCTGGAGTTTTACGAATTCTTCTAAAATTATTCTGATTTTGTAATTTTGTAATTGCATCTCCAACTGGAATTGATGGTGTAATCTTATGAACATCGGTAAAAGATGTTCCTGTTATCGCTATAGTGTTATTTAAGTATAAATTTTGAGCATTTAGCGATAATTGTATAGTATTTGGATCTACAACCTTTACAAAATATGTTCCAGTTGTAATTCCACTTATTCCACTATTAGTTGACTGTGGTTCATAATATATTTTTTCTCCGTTTAAAAATTGATGTGAAGGTATGTTTATTTTATTGTCAAATATATTATTTGATTGAAAAGTAACTGATCTATCTGTAGATTGAATCGAACTATCTGATGGATAACCAGAAAAAGCAACATAAGTGTTATTACTAGCATCAATAAAAGTATTTTGAATGTTGGAAACTAAAAATCCAAGATCAAGATTGGATGATACAAACGACATTCTTTTTTTAATGCTGTAATTAGTTTGTATACCAACACTTACCCCAATAATTTGAAATTGAGTATCAGAAGTTGTTGCACTTACTTCTACATTAGAAAATAAAACAGTTTTTAACTCTCTATCTAAAATATCAATTCTATCACCAGCATGTAGAAAATGATTATCTAAAGTTTGAATTGTAGTAGATGCTTCAGCAGTTGGTTGTACAATATCAAGATAAGAAACATTATTATAAAACCAAGTATTAAACTTTTTATCATTAATATCTGTTTTTTCTCCAAGATACTTTAAATTGATATCATCTCCTTCTCTAAAAAACTTTGTTTTTTCAAAATTAGTTGAAATATTGGATATCGACCCCATAACACGCATTTTACAGAGTTTAGTGGTGTCGTTATCCTCATATCCAAAAATAAATACGTTATCTATGATTGGTGTTCCTTCAGATAAAGTGATATTTGTGTTTGTATCAAAAAATTGATTATGTGACTTTGATTGGTATGTTACAGGAGTATAAGAACCTAATGAATTTAAGTACAAAAATCCAGTTTCTGTTGTAAACCCAACTGTTGAGTCTACCGTAATAACTGATGTCGTATTAGCAGTTCCAACAACTTGAGTTTTGTTATTTACCTTAAAAGTTCCCTCCATTGAACCTTTAGATAATGAAATCCGATGATATTTTTTACCTCCTAAAAATAATTCCTCTACATTACTCACTGCACCAGTAGCAGTTGGATTAGTTACTGATTCTTGAAAAACTGTTGTTTGTTTTAACTTAGTTGGATCTCCTTCAAGTACTTCAACCATTAATTGATCTGCTACAACCCATTGTGCATCAGATGATGTTATAGTATTATCAAATGGTTTTAAAATATTTACACTTTTTCCAAACAATACCTGAAATAAAATATCAAGTGCAGTATCAGTTCCTTTTGAAGTGTAAAAATCCTTTGCTCTTGATAAAATATTCTCTACAGAGAGTCCTGGCATGAAATTTCTATTTTCAACACCAGGTAGATAATTTGCTTTGAACTTTTCGTAAAATTTAAGTAAGAATATATGACTTAAATTTGATACAACAGCACCAGAATCATGATCATCAGATTCTGTTGAACTAAAAGTTAGAAATTCTGGGTCACTGTTTTTTTCTAATGCAGTTATTGCACTAAAACCACGAATACAACCAATAAACGATGTTGCAGTCCTTGCAGTGTATGTAATTATCTCATTATCAATTTTAAAAAGTCCGTAACTATTTGGAAAACCAAGAGTATTACTTACATTAATTACATCATCAAATGCTGTAATATCTTCAGTCAACTGAACTGGTACTAATGCCTGATATCCAACAATGTTTAGATCAATAAAATTAGAAATACTCTTTACATCAGTAATATTCTCTGCAAGATCAATATTTCCATATTCATGTTCTTGTGAAATGTAATATTGATTTAAAAATTCTTTAAATAGTGGATTTTCTTCGTGAATAAACTCTGGAATCTGACTATCCAGAATATGAGAGATTTTTACTTTTGTATCTGCCATTTCTTATCGGGTAAACCTTTTGGTATTAACGAAACTTGAAGGTGGTGTATATGATGAACCTGATCTGTCTGATCCAGAAGATACTAAATCTTCTAAAAGTGTTAATTTACTTCCACTAGTAGTATCTAGCACAATATAAAGGTTCTGTTTTGCAATAATGTCATTTGATTCTGGTATCGCTTCAATTTCAATTTTATTTGTAATATCTGAAGACGTAATATTGACTGCAAATAAAATAATTTCACCTTTTACATAATCTACTGTACCTGCATTATTGTTAATAAAATTAGGAACATCGTCAACAAGAGTAAAGAACCTAACAACACCTGTTAATCCATCAGAATTTGGTAAATCTGTTAAAAATATGTCACCATCAACTCCTGCAATCCTAAATGAGGTAGATCTTATGTTAAATCCTTCTAGATCTGCATGAAAACGATTTGAATAGCATAGTTCATAGTTTGCAAGTTGTCCATATGCAGGAACCATGTCTCTTCTCATTTTGAGAACAGTTATATTTGATGTAATTGCAGTATCAACCTTATCAATCACTGATAATAATTTACTATACTTAAGTCTACCACCAAATGAGTTGATGTCTGATGATTTAGAGTAACTTTCTACTGATTTAAATATACGAGATGAAAGATCATCTTTACTGTTTACCAATCCTGGATTGTATGATACTGTAGAATCGTATTCAACGTATAAAAACTTCAAATCTACAAATTCTTGTTGTATTCCAGCAACTGTATATTGCTTTAATCCTGCTTTGATTGCAGTTTTTGCTGTGTCTGATAATATCTCACCTGTTTTTGGTTTAACTGTGATGAAAACTTTACCATATTGAGGTGGATCTAATTCTTCTCCTCCATATGCACTCACAGAATCAATATTTGGATAAACTGAGGGGACTAAACTAATATAATCATTTGCAGTAACTGCTCGATATTGGGACGCATACACCCTTGGAGCAAGATACTTGACATTATCAACAGGTTCTATATTATCGCCATTCTGAGACGATTGTGGAACTGTTAGAAGAGATATATTTTCAGTAATCGATGTATCAACTATGGTATCTCCAGATCTTCTTGGGTATACTAAATCACCTGCGAAGTTGAAACTAGATGCACCATTACCATCTGTACCATTAGTAACAATATAAGAAACTTTAATAACGCTACCGTGTGGTGGTTTCTTGCCGAGCACTCCATCACCGAAGAGAATTTGATACTTTTCATCATTCACCTCCTGTATAAGGAAAATTTGAGACTCTGAATTAACTTGAAATATGTTTTCATATGAATTATATACATCAGTTGCTCCAGTATCACCATCAACCACTGAAACTCGAATAGTTGTCGTATCTACATTTGTATTTGGTAAGATATATTTTGCGTCTAACTGTGCATTATTAACTACAAACTCTTTTGTAAGGTAATTTCCTTCAAATATCTCTATATTTTGAAAAGATGCGATTCCATTACTTCCTGGACTAACTGTAATCTTCTCTGGTATTGAAAATGTATAAGATCCGTTCTGAATATTACCTAATGCAACGATCCCTGCATTCAATGTAACGTATCTTGCAGCAAGTGAAGACACATCTACGGTAAAATTTATCTTTGCAATCGCTGCTCTTCTCGATCTAGGTACATATCCGATGTTTCTTGCAAGTGATACGACATTTTCTCTAACTGTTGCACTATCAATGAACGCTTCATTCACTGCCATATTGGTATTATAGGCAGTAATATAAGAATTATATGCTAAATTGTCAATTAATACAGAAAAATTAGATCCTTCAAAGTCAAAATCAGTAAAATTTGAGTTTGACCTCAAATAATCCTTAATTTGAGTGCGTAAATCTTGAAAATCTAAGTTTGTGAACTGATTAAATGCCATTATACCCTTGTCGGTTGTAGTAAGAACTCTATAGATTGACTTGGAATCGGTAATCCAACGATATCATAGTCAACTTGAATGTTCAAATCATTAGAATCCTGATCTGCGGTTACATATACACTATTTAATTCAATTCGAGGCTCATAATTTTTCAATAATGTGCTAATTTCTTCTTCCAATACTGCTTCAAGACCAGATCCCATGTTCTCAAAGAGGTTATCAACGATTGATGTACCTAATAACTCATTAAAAAACCTCTCATTAATCCGAGTTCGAGTGAGATTAATGACAGATTTCTTAATTGCGTCTTCATTTCTCAAAACAGTCACATCATTTGTAACTGGATGCTTCTTAAAAGACAAACTGATGTCTTTAAATGCACGAGAAACTTTAGTCGTATAGGTTGACATCTAAAATTGTAGTATCCTTACTTATATCTATAAGCGTTTTGTCAACTTTATTTGATTTTTTAGGTAACTTATCATCATTTGTTACTTCACGAAGCAACTTTTGGTACTGATCGTTAGCAAGATTGTCTAAAAAATCGTGTTGAAACTCCATTTTCGCCCTTTTTTCTTTATTTAGTAGTCGAAAGCGGTGTTTCCTGCTCCAATATTAGGGTCTGCTTCAACATTTATATTCAAATCGTTCCTTTCTTTCGCTGTTTTCCAAAAATAATTCTCATCATTACCCAAACCATCACGATCATGACCGTTTTCAACCTGATAATAGACCGTTGATACCTTAAAATCAGGCATTTTTGGTTTTTCTGGGGTTAAACTGTT